AAATAATGTATAAATAACTAAGATGATATGGAGGTTACAGTGATATTCGATGATAAAACTGATATGGAGATATATCTAAGTCTAGAAGCAGAAACAGCAAAGTCACTAAGTGAAATACGCTGTGCTAGAAAAGACCTAGATCAAGCAGAAGTAAGACTGCGATTTGTATTGACTACAATACATCACTTAAAACAACGATATGAGGATATGAAATGAAACTAACACAACTAAGCAAGAAGCCTGAACTGGTCAAGGTTGAACTCACGGACGAAGACACCATTAAAGAATATGGTGAGCCCTTAGAGTTCTGGATCTATGATAGAACAGGCATGGATGTATTTGTCAAGATGGCAGTTATGAAAAATGAAGACTTTGGAGACATGGTTGAACTAGTTAACAAAATGATTCTTGATGAAGACGGCACACCCATTGTGAAAGATGGATACTTGTTGCCCAGTAATATTTTAACTAGAGTAATAGGTAAGGTGGTGGAAACTCTGGGAAAGTAACACAGGAAGCCCTGGACCCAGAAGGCATTGAAATGTCAATGCTGTTGAGCATAGATGCCCTGGGCAAGCGTTACAGTCTACTACCCAGCGAAGTAATGAGCAAGGCTTCCACATTTGATTTAGTAGTATTGGATGCCGCAATAGGTTTTGAAGTATATCTACAAAACAAGGCAGATGGTAAGAAGGCAGCACCCAAGTTATCTCAAGAAGAGATGATGGCAGCAATGGAAAGGGTTCGCAAAGATGGCAATAAACTTTGATATGAACGCAGTTAGTAAAATGTTTGAGCAGGCTGAAAAAGTTGCTAAAACATTACCCAAAGAAGCGTATGATTATTTTGTTGACAGCACACCCATACGCACAGGCAACGCTCGTCGTTCAACAAGATTGCGTGGCAATACCATTGATGCTAATTACAATTATGCCGAGCGCCTTGATGATGGTTATAGTCGTCAAAGTCCAAAAGGCATGAGCGAACCCACTGAAAAATACTTACAAAAACGCATTGACGATTTAATAGGAAAGATCAAATAATGGCAAACTTAGCAGTCACACTTGAACTAGACAGTCAAGGTTATATTCGCAATATCAAAGCGGCAGATAGTCAAACAAAAGACTTTGCCAAAGACGCTACAACTGCGTTTAATAAAGTTGATCAAAGCATGGGTCAGTTAAATCAAAAAAGTAATAATCTTGCACAAGGCTTTGGTAAATTAAGATCAGCAATAGCAGGAGTTGCAATAGGCAGTTTTGCTATAAGTGCATTACAAGGCGCTGATGCCATAGTGGATCTCAGTAATGCCACTGATATATCAGTTGCTAAGTTATTAGAATTCAGAGAAGCATTACAAAGAGCAGGTGGATCAGGTGAAGATGCTGCCAAAGCAATAACAACTTTATTTGCCAGTGTGGATCAAGCCAACACAGGCAATGATAAAACCATTGCTAATTTTGCTAAGTTAGGTGTTACATTTGAAAATCTTAGAACTCTCAGTGAAAGCGACTTGTTAGACGCAACCATTAAAGGTTTTGAAAGAATTACAGATCCAATTGAACAAGCAGCCATAAAAACTGACTTATTTGGTAAGACACTGCGAACAGTCAGTGCCAAAGAATTAGGTCAAGAAATGTTGGCTTTGAAAGGCACCATGGATCAGCAGGCTGCATCTACATTGGCAGCAGAAAAAGCCGTGCAGAATTTTGAAAAGTTTGTTAATAGTTTAAAAGGTGCAGTATTAATAGTGCTTGACCCATTACTAAAATTAACTGGAGCAACTGATGGTAGTGCAAGCAGTTCTCAAAAATTAGCCGAGGCCTTAAAAGTATTAATTTCTCTATATGTCGCATTGAAAGCAGCGGCTCTAGCAGCATTTATAACACAATCTGCTCTAAATGCTTTACAGGCCGCCGGTATGGCAAAAAATCCAATACTGGCTGCTGCGGCCGGTCTTGCCGCACTTACTGCCGCACGAGTAGGTTATACTGGCATGATGGATTTAATGAAGGAAGTAGAAGATCAAGCAGGAAAAACCAATGCTTCACTTGCTAAGCCTGGTGCAGCAACACCAGCAAAAGATAGTCCACGCAATCGTCCTCAAGACATAGGTAAAGAACTTGCTGGCCAATTAAACGCTGTAAACAGTTTAGCAGATGGTTATCGTAGAGCCGCACAGGCCAACATGGATCGTTACACAACAGAAGTTGAAATATTGGGTAAAAGCAAAGAAGAACAAGAGTTAATTAAAGCCACAGCAGATATCAACAAGCGTTATGCTGATCAAACTGCGGCATTGGAAGAAAAGCGTAAAGGTGCCAAAGGTGATACACTGGAATTAATCAACAAAGAGATTGCCAACTTGGAAGGGCTACGCACCAGCGAATTAGATATATTAAGCATTACTAATGATCAAGTTAGAGCATACGCAAGACAACAACAGGAAGTCAAGAACATTGTTGACTTAATGGAACAACAGGCTGAATATGCCAGAGAAATTGCTGAATTTCAAAATCAACAAGGGCAAGCAGTTATGGCTGCATATGAACAAGTCAAAGCACAGACACAGGCTTTGGCATTGACTGGACAGCGTGAACAACTTGAGAAAAGCATTCTTAACCTGCGTGGCAGTGATCAAACAAAGGCCAGAGAATTGTTTGACTTGGAAGCACAGCGTAAAACACAGTTAGAAGCCATACAGAAAATACAAAACCTACCATTTGAAGGTCAGGGTGGTATGAAACAGCGACTACAAGAAATTAATGACTTGTATGATCAGCGCAAAATCAAGATTGAAGAAACAGCAGCCGCAACCAAAGTGGAACAAGATAGTTTTGCATTTGGTTGGGCCAATGCTGGTGAGAAGTTCCGCAACAACATCAAAACAGATGCTGAGTATGCGGCACAGCAGTTCAGTAACTTTACCCGAGGCTTTGAAGATGCTTTTGTCAAGTTCGTTCAAACTGGTAAGTTATCAATCAAGGATCTTGCTAATTCAATGATTGCAGACTTTGCCAGAGTGCAGGCACAAAAGATGTTGGCAGGATTATTCGGTGGTGGAGCAGGCGGTGGATTCTTTGGCAGCATAGGAAAGATATTCGGCTTTGCCAACGGTGGTATGCCTCCAGTGGGTCAGCCAAGTCTAGTTGGTGAGCGTGGACCAGAATTATTCGTGCCACAAAGTGCAGGACGCATTATTCCCAACAACAAATTAGGCATGGGCGGTGGCGAAACACAGGTTATCAACACAGCAGTGACCTACAGCATTCAAGCCGTGGATGCACAGAGTTTCAAATCATTATTAGCCCGTGATCCAGAGTTTATTCACAATGTGGCAGAACAGGGAAGAAGAAGTCTTCCCATAAGGAGTAGAAGATGAGTTTACAACAAATTATAGATACAGCGATTAATGTAGAAGTTAACCGAAGTAAGTTAGTGGCACAGACAATCAGTCGCAGTGGTCGCATCAGTGTTGCCAGTCGCAACTGGGCAAATCCATTCCGTTTTGTGATCACACCCAAGCCAGTATGGAGTGCCAGTGAATATAGATCAGTGTTTAGTTCATTATTAGAAAATGACAAGTATCTACCACACGGATTTTATTTGAACAATGTAGATGCCACAACATTTCAAGCAGACTTGGGCAATTCATGGATGGTCAACTATCAAGGTGATGGTGATGAAAATACCAATATATTTACTAAAACATTTGTCAGTGGTGGAGCCCCTGGAGCATTTACTGTTACTTTAAGTAATGCTACTAGTTTAACTACAGGAATGAGAATTATTGGAACAGGTATTACAGGATTTTCAACAATAACCAATATTGCAGGCAGCGTAATCACTATTGCAGATGCATTCACAACACAGGCTGCAGGAAGTTATACAGGTTATAATCTTGGTAAAGACAATGTGTTAGACAGTTATCAAGCAAGTAGTGAAACCAGCGGAGCCATGCTGTGTTTGTCCAACAGAAACTCACTGTTGGTTACACCTGGAACATATATTGCCCGGCAAGGTGATTATCTAAGAGTTGCAAATTTTCGTTATCCATATGTTGCCACAGCGGATGTAGTTGTTCCTACAACAGCAACATCAATCTCCGGAGTGGTTCAGCCCGCAGGCGTTACTGTATTCTTAGAACCAAGTGTATCAGGAGTATTTCCAGGCAACAATTTAACTTTCGTTTCTACCACAACAAGAACCAGTGTGACAGGTATTACTTCAACAGCAGGATTAAGTGTAGGACAGATATTGACTAAAACTAGTGGCACTGGTGTATTTGGTGGATTGACTTACATTGCCGAAATTCCAAGTCCTACTACCATAGTTATTCAAAGCACCACAGCCTGCACAAGTGGCAGCATAGTATTTGATGGCACAGGCCCAACATCAACACCCACAGTATGTGTGCCCATTCACAGAGGATTTATTGGCACAATCAGCACAAATACTGTGGGAGTTGA